TCGACATAATACTTTCCCGCCTGCGGTCCCTCGTAATCATTGACCATCAGAAAATCGGAAATGGGTTTCGTTGCCCTGCTTCCGCCGCCCGTTAAAACATATTCACTCATGGTGTCTCTCCTTTATTACAGACCTCAAATATCGTCTGTTCGGTTAAAGGGTTAAATTACATTCGGCCTTGCAAATTCTCCGAACAATTCAAAAGATTTTTTATTATACGCAATAGCGGCTTCTTCTTCGGTAGCATAACAACCAGCGGAAATTTGCTTTCCATCTATATTAATAGTCGCTCTCCACTTTTTGTTTTTGGCGTGGTAAGATACGCCCTTGAAACTAGATGAATAATTATGATGTTTCTTCCTATTCATTTGGTTTTGTTGGGCAGTACATAGGCGAATATTAGACCTGCGATTATCAAGGCCATTGCCGTTTATATGATCAATGGATTCGGTAATTTTAGAATTTAATATCTGCCTGTGCATTTTAACCTTCCCATATTGACGAAACCCCTTTTTATCGTGTCTCCACACATAAGACGTATTTCCCTCTTTATGTGAAAACCACTTATATTGATTAAGGTCGTTAAAATCTTCGTCATCTACCAGTGCCACTCCGCCATTCGTTAATTTAATCTCTTTCATATCTTCCTCTTGATAACCCTCGTGCCACTTCGGGGGAATCGGCGAGGTATCCGACTTTCAGGCTTAAGTCCCTACCCCCGAAGACAAAAGTTAAGCAGCCTTAGACAAGTTAATATGAAGCACGTGCATCTTTCTGTTCTTGCAAATCAGATTCCCCTGCCATCTGGTGTTAGCCGATATCACGTCAGGCTGTCCGAGGACTGCCTTGTCCAACCATACCGGTGTAGTGAAATTGAAATCCTTATGCGCCTTCAACCCCAAATAATTGAGATTCAGTGCAAACAGCCAGCCGGTGGGAACTCCAGAGTCGGAAACAATCGGAGCGCCTTTGTGCATTATATTGCGCCATCCTGCCTGAACCATTGCGTCGTTGGTGTATCTTTGCTGAGGATGCAAGGATAACTCGTAAGCGTCTTTTAAAACGGCAGTTGTGCAACAAAAATTCGGCAGTTTACTGTCAACATCTCCAGCGGCCGGAGCCCTGAAAATGCCCTGCATGGTCTCAAAGCACATGGTTTCTGCTGTTTCGATGACGTTGTTGATCCAGTTTGCTTCTTCGGATCGTGCGATAGCTCCATATTCAACACTCGTTGCGCCAACAACTCCGGCAGCGGTAATATTAAAAAGATCCAGTAGGCCGTTAATGCCGTCGCCTGATCCTTTTGCGCCAATAACCTGAGCCGCCAGATCGACACGGGCGGACTCTTTGATGTTTTCCATGTACTGGTTGGTTAAACGGATAACTGCTGCTGCGCCGGAATTCTTGACCTTATCATCAAGATTCAGCGTATTGGAGCCGTAAGCACCACCCCACCCGTAACGGGCAGCAGTCACAAGGTCTTTCTTGGACTGGTTGATGACAGTAGTGGCTCCGTAGGTGCCGTGGTTCGAGTTCGCGTTAAGCAGCGGGACTTTAATCATGCTGCCGCCGTCAACAAGCTCTTCCGGCTGGACAATGAGACTATCTTCCGCTTTCGCCTTGCCGCAAAGTGCCCATAAAAGAGCGGATGCCGTGTTAAAAATATCTTCCGGTACTACTGATGCCCAGTATACCTCTGTGGTTGCGTTTAATTGGTCTTGTAAAGCCATGATCTAATCTCCTTCCTATGTGAAGCAAGGATTTACGTGGGTAACTTAGCCAAAGCGTCGGCCATGGCATCGTCACGCTCCTTGCTTGTTAATATTGGTTGTTTAGTGATCTGTCCGGGGCTCTGCCCTTTCACAATCACTTTTCCGGTTTTGTCCTTGCCTGCTTGGAGATCAAGAACCTTCTGCATTTCCGCGTTTGTCTGTTCTAGGGCGGTTGCCCTTGCTTCCGCATCGCTCGCTTTAATTTCTGCGAACGCCGACATTTTGTCGTGCATACCGGTAGGATCATTGGCGATATAATCGTTGATCCGCTTCTGCATTTCCGGTGTGTTGAATGTGGGGTTTGCCTTAAGGAATTCTTTCTGCGACGTTTTAATGTCGCGGTCCTGTAGTTCCTTCTGGAACAGTTCACCGGCAGACTTAAGAACGGTTGTTTTGGTTCTTTCGGCGGTTAATTGATTGGATTTCAGCATCAGTTTTGCAAGTTCGCTCTGGAAGTTTTCCTTCATGGGATCAAGATTCTCTACCTGCGAAATTACGTTCTGAATTTCTGAATCATAATCAATGCCTTTTGCTACCGGTTCTTCTTTTCCTTTGCCGAGGGTTTCTTTCAGGGTTTCCGCTAATGTCTGAGCTTGACTTCGTAACTGCCCTAGTTCGCTCCCCTGCTCGCCAAGTTTCTTTTCCAGATGTGTTCTCTGTCCCTGTTCTTTAACAAATGCAGCGGCTAACTCTTCTGGGGTTTTAAAACCTGTTCCAGCAATTCCCTTGTCTTCATTTTGATCATTCGCATTCTCTTCCATTTTCTCTCTCCATTTCCCGGACTCAGTATGATTTCGGCTGCCCTTGCGGACCGATGGCTGAGCTGCCCGATTTTGGTATAAAAATAAAAAGCCCAGAAAGTACGGACACATTTGTGTTTGTCGTACTTTCCGGGCTATGATTGCTCTTAAGCTCTTTAGCTTCCGTTATGTTACATTTAGAATATTTTCTCCCTCGTGGTATTAATAATTTTTTTCAATTTCATAATATCATCGATTTTATTCAAAACAAAGGTTTAAAATAACCTTGTTTGTTTTATCCCGCCTGTGTTTGTTTTTATGTTGCATCGCAAATGAGCTAATTGTGTGTTTGCCCGCGAATGATCACCGCCCTTGGACAAAGGGATAATGTGATCAAGTGAAGCACTTTGCGGGTGGGGATGTTTTAACGCCTTATTGACTTTTTTACCGCACAGCCCGCATATCCACCGATCACGTTCGTAAATCTCAGATACTGAAAATTTCTCAATTGTAGCCTTAATTTTTCTTGCCCTGCGATTATGGGAACTTCTTGTCACTACGTCAGGATTCTCTTGTTTGTATTTTATCGAATAGTTCCTTCTCTTTGCGACGTGTTCTGCCCTATATTTTTTAGCATAAGTTAAAACTTTCTCCTTGTTTTCTCTGTAGTATTTTTTGCCATATGCGCGTTTTTTATCCCTACCATTAAGATAATATTCCTTACTTTTTTCTGGATTATTATCCATAAATAATTTATAAGAAAGTTGCAATTTTTCTCTATTTCCATCACGATAAACTTTCTTTTTATGGCTCAATTCCTTCTTGTTAATATTGTTATACTTTTTAGTATATACAGAGATTTCTTTTTTATGTGCGTCCCTGTACTGTGCCTTTAAGTTGATGAATCTTTCTTTGTTATTATTCTGCCATTCCTTAGCATCTGAACGTATTTTATCTTTGTGTTCTTTATAATATTTTTCATGGTTCAACTTTGCTCTTTCTTTATTAGCGGCATACCATGCCCTCGCCCGCGCTGCCTGTATTTCTTTTACGGTTAAAGAATCTTTTTGCAATAAAGTTTCCATTTAAATAATTTTATCCCACCTGTTCTTTTCGTTGCTTTGAATAAGTGCTGATCCAATAAATCCCTGACTCATATTAATCTCAAGCAGTATAGACACAAGCACTCTACCAGTTACCTTGCTCAAAACTAAGTTTTTTAATTTGTATTCAACGGAGGATTTTATTTCCTCGATTTTCTGTTCTTTTTCGTCGGCCATCTTACCCCACGCACGAGAGGTTATTTTCTTTGAGATACCGTCTATGCTCTGATCGTGATTCGATATGTTGAGCATTAGTGGGCAGTGTCGCTAATGATGACTTTAGCCATTTCACGTCGTTGATTGAGTCGCACTGGATTGCTCCGCTGCTGGCGATAATGCGCCGTGCCATGCGTCCGCACCCCTTTGTTTCGCACCGCGCTTGCTTGGGGATGCTGTCAATCCGGTGGAACTTCTCAGTTATTTTTTTACATCGTGGGCACTGGTATTGATATATCGGCATAAATTATTTATCCTCCTTAAATCGGTCTTTTGAATATAATTATTAATGCGACCCTGAGTCTCTTTAGAAACGGCATCGCAAGAATATTTTTCATAATTTGAATACCGAGTTTATCAGTGTTCTCCTTGACTGTCCGCCTCACAATTTTTTGAGTATTTACCTTTTGACTCATTGAACCCCTCCCTTTGCCGTTTTCTTTTGATCGTTTTGCTGTGTCTGAATCGATGAAGACAAAAGGAATTTCCGTAATTCTATGGCGTTTTCTTCCGGAAGTCCGGCATCGATCAATATCTGAAGAGCCTGATCCAGTTGTGACTCTGCTGTTCGTTCTATTTCTTCCTTCCAGTGCGGGAATTCGATTGCCTCCAAAGCTCCGCGCTGCCCAATTAATTTCATTTCGTATAGTTTCAGCGCCAAATCCTGCCATTGCAGTTTCGTCCTCGGTGTTGTCGAACCCGATTCAACAACAAACCCGAACTTCCTGCCAGCATACTGTACGCCCATAAATGGTACTGTTTCATCCGCTACGTTGACGGAATCCGTGCGTGTCCCGAAATTCAGATACAAACCTATGGCCCAGCGGGACCGCTCTTCCACGATGTAATCGATAGAAGAAGTCTTGGATAACATTAAAACTTGATTGCGCTCCTGAAGAGCTTGAATCGCCGCATATGCAATAACGCCGTTCGGGGCGTTCCCCCTGTCGGCGTCCTCAATTGCGTAAATGCGGTCAAAGAATCTGATTATTAATTCCAAAACACGGAAGAACGTCTCCGGCAGGTTCGGTATCTGCATGAATTCGATACGGGCGTTGGGGATTGTCGGCATTAAAATGAGTCTTCCCGCCTTACTTAACGAATTTGAGATCATTTCCATGGTGATTCCGCAGTTCTTTTGCACGATCAACGGCGGAGCCATGACGTTAATTACGTAATTGATAAGTTTAGAGAAAATGAGATTGATCTTAACTATTAGGTCGCCTACTTGTTCAGCCGCGGCGAACCCGTAAATCGTCACGCCGTCTTTGTAGGAATTGGCAAAATAACAGGGCAACCGTCCCCATGGATACGTTGTCGAGGCCAGTTCATCAGCCAGCGCGGGATTGAGATTCGGGTTCTTAGAGTCGTCCAGGACAAGAATTCCGCTTTTATTGGCCGGGTCTTTGGTTTTGGTGATTGTTATTTTACGGATTCCATCGCGGTACACTTTTCTTTTTGTCGTGGTAACTGCAATCTGAGGAGTTCCGTCTTCCCCTATGACCTGCTGGCCATTTTCATCAAGTAAAGGCTCCTCAGTCTTATCTTCTGTTTCGCGGTTATCCCTCAGCCAGACTTCGATAACCAGACAGCGCTCAAGCACTTTCGCGCCCTGTCCGGCAGTTTGCTTTGTGACGGTCATGGCATCGGTATAATTACCGATACTCTGTTGTGTTCCGTACCCCTGAGATTTATATGTTTCCCGAACGGTGCCCATGAGGTCGTAGGCATCGTCTTTGGCAATGTCTTTAACGTTAAATATCGTTTCGATATTGGAAACAAAATCAACATAGGCATAACAGACATAAGGAGCGTCTTCTGATATGTTCTCCCAATTCCCGGGTGCAGGGAAGAAACTGTACGGATCTGTCACTGTGATATCCGGCCGGTCATGGCCTTTATCCCAACAAGGCTTTTCCGGGGTAATCCCGTAAATCTCCATCTGGCGCGCCGTGCTTTTTGTTTTTCCTTGCTGGTCGGTCTCTTTCCACCATTTCTTTAATTGCATGGAAAGAATATTTTCAGCGCCGTCGCCTGCGCCGTCGAGATCAACGACTTCACCGGTAGGGTTACGGGCCGTGATGTTCGAGACTGTCCTTTCGACGTTTGCAAAGTAGAGGTTGATAGGCGTCAGGACTTTCTTTTTGCGGGGCGATCCTTTCCGTCCTGACTGCTGAACATCGTCCCGACTACGATAAAGAGAGTAGTTATTGTTAAAATCATCGTGTTTGCCGAGTCGTTCTTTTTCAAGCCGTGCCGCTTCAAAAAGTGAAAAGGCGAACTCTCCGCAATCGGGATCGTTTTTCGGTGGGATGTTTGACAAGTTCCATGTATTTTTTATCATGGTATCTCTCCTGTTATGGGCAACAAAAAAAACGGCATAGTAAGCGTAGGCTGCCTACTAGCCGTTAATTTTGTTCTCTTTCGAGTTTCCGTCTACCCGTCGGTAAAAGGAAAGCCCTTCAAATTTTTATTATTACAAAGCCTTCCCGCCAGCATCCACAAGCGGCGGTTTATTTACCGGCGTCAAAGAACTGGTTGCTTGTTTATATATTTTGAGAATTGTTTCATCGGTCACATCGTAATTAAGAAAGTTCTTTCCAATTTCCATCCCATTCGGAGCACCACGAAGTTCTCCTATAAAAATATTCACCTTGCCGGGCTTATTTTCAATCGGTTGTTCGATTAGTAATCGGGGATTTTTAAGGGCGTTCGTATCATTGCTACTCGCGCCTATCTTCTCTCCGATAATTATTCCTGCCGGACTATAAATCATTCTGATCATTGCTTTCCTCCCTTGTGTGATTTCTTGTGGCTGTTTAATCCGATTAGATTCTTACATTCCTTCCCGCATACGTCGCAGACAAAGGCCGGTTCTGTTTTAATAACCAATTTAATTTTGTCGTCTTCTTTTATATTTTCCCCGCCGATGACTTCAATCGGCAGCGGATTACCATCAGACGTGAATGGCGTAGTAATTGGTTCGTTCGGTGTCGGGACTGGTTCGTCAATTATCCGGAAGCCATCCGGTAATTCCATATCGGGCGGGCTGGTCCTTAACTGCTCTTTTTTTATTTCTCCTTCTTGGAGAATAGTCTTTTGATCTTCGGTGAGTACATCTCCCGGGGTTGTTTTATCCAATTCGTCACGCATTAACCCATTATCAATTACCGACGCTATATCTGCTACTGCGATGGCAGGGCTCTTCCCAAAACATTCCCCCGCCTCTCTTGCCGGCATCACGACATTTAGTATGCCGCCTACAACCAGCGGTGCCAGGCATTCCGGGCAGGCCATCTCACTTGCCTTGGTCGTGGGAGCGCAGAGCCAGTCGATGTGATATTGCAGTAGGCATTTCACCATCCCACCGTGGGGCGGTAGGTCCGGATTAAACTGATCGGTTGTTTCAAAACATATCCTTGTACAATTTGGGCAACGTACTTTGAGTCCTTTCATCTTTTCTTCCCCTTCTTAGTTGACTTTATTTCAATTCCAACAGACCGGCAAAATCGTTCCTGCTGTTTTCGTGTTAGGTTTTCAAACAATATCCCCTCTTGTAATTCCTTTGGCAGTTCTTTCTTGCAGGCAAACACTCCCATGAGATGAAAACCTGGACACGTACCATCTTCGAGCGCAAAACGAAATGAGGCGACGAAATCTATAACTTTGTTTACGGTAATCTTTTCATTAATTACAACTGAACAATTTAGCCCATCGGTTATTGATAGATGGAACTCATCTCCAGCGCCAACGCAGCGTGGAGTGTCAACAAGTTTTGTAATTACGATCATACTTCCTCCATAATTTCTTACTTTCTACACCTAAAATAGTTCAAAGCTAAGGTTTTTCACCGAAGATGGAATTAAATATTCTGTTCTTCGCCAATACTTCCGCTTCGGCGCCACCATCTGCCAGCGAATCAATCTCGTCCTTCATGGTGAAGACCTCGCCCTTTGGCACCCCACCGAACAGGCGTTCGCCGGGAACTGAGTTTCTTGATTTATAAACCAGCCACCCGCCAACCATGACACCAGCCATTAACAACGCCGCGCCGAAACACATCAATGCGATAACTTCCATTAAATCAAACATTACCTTCCTCCTCAATTACAAATGCGTTACTTTGATGCTGATCCATCCACTCACAACTCAATAACAGCGTATGAATCAGCCCTCCTACGGCCAGAACAGCCGGATCGTCGCGCTTATAAAGCCCCTGTAATTTATTCATAAGGATTTTATTGTTACCAAATCCAAAGCGAACGCGCCCTGGCGTGATTACACTCCGCATGGAATGATTGTAATTATCAAAGGCCATCGGATCTTGGAAATCTACCGGCGGAGCAATCATTATTTCCTTGTCTTTTATTGTCTCGTTGAATCGCGCCAGAGTAGTAATAAATCTATCTGAGTCACCCCACCACGAGGTTAAAAGTGTCGGATGCAGACCGTAGCCGTATTTTTCACGCATCTCGATCATATGGGTAAATAGTGTAAAAATATCTTTGCTCTCTGCTTCTTCCATCAGTAAAAATCCTGATTGTTCGACTGGCTTTGTATTTTTAAGAACTGCAACAATAGCGACATATCCGGGACGTCCTATATCCTTTTCAGTGACTTCTGTTGGATATCCAATACAGCCGTAAATATCATGATAAAAATCGCCGTTTTCTGTATTCTGGTAATAGAATGGGCGTTCTGTCATTGGCTTGCCGGTGATATGCGCGTGATCCATGCGAGCCTGCCGGAGCTCATAGGCCTGGGGATGGGTAATTTGGCGGATAATACAGGTCATTATTCACAAACCCCTGAATATTTCCGCAAAAACTCTGTGTATTGCGGAATGGTTGTTAAACCTTCAATCCTCGCAACCTGCATATTTTTAATACCAAGACGAGATAGGTTTTTTTCAGCAGCATTGACTAATTTAAAAATGTCTTTATAAAAAGTTTTACTTACCAAAACCGGTGAAAAGTTTCTAGCGACGTGCGGGAAAAATATCTCCGCCGCCCATTTTAAACCCCTGTTAAATTCAAATACATATATGATCGCTTGTTTCTCTAGCATATAATCCTCCTACTATTATTGTGGGTACGCCTCAAATACGCAATCAGAGAAAAATCCTCCGCCGCCGGCAAACGTCATAGCTAGCGCATCGAGTTTATTTGGTGATCGTTTTAAAACTTCTTTCATGTCGTCTTTTTTCATTACCTTGATCTTTTTGCCCGTTTCATATGTAGGCACAGCCAACTCTTCCAGCAGCTCTTCGTCGGGCGGTAGCATTGATGATGGATCTGTTCGTAACCATTCACGGACCAACCAGTATAATTGATCACGCTTCTGTTCAAAATCCCCTTGGTCTGTTTTTAATGTCGGACGTTCAGCAACCTTGACCCCCATAGCAACGCACCCACTTAACTGCATTTGAGGAGCAACGCTTGAGCCTACGCCCGTAGCATCGACGTTTGCCGACTCAATACGGTCGTGAGACTTATACCAGTCAACAGCTTTAGAACCGGTTTCGATCATGTCCACGCCGCCCCATGTATCGAATGGCGTGAGATATCCGCCATAACGGCCAACTGCTACATTCAGATCGTCGCCCATTTCGGCGCAATCCAAGCCCATAATTCCGATACTTCCCATGGGTGGGACTTCTCCGTGCTGCAGAACATACATATCGTAACGAGTCCGGGCGCGGGATATCCATTCTGACGAAATTAATTGATTCGTGCCTTGCGCGGGGTACTGGCCTAAAACCATATAAGAAAAGGCGGGGTTGATTATTTTCCGCTTTCCGGCCGGAAGTGGATCATAAAACCCGCCGCTCTGTTTTGGTGCCGTGGCGCCCACCAGAAAATCAGGCATAACAAACAAGGATTCTTTTTCTATCTTTTCATCCGGGTGCGCGGGTCTTGTCCACTCATTGATACGTCGAACTGTTGTGTCGCGCGTAACCGCGCCCGGGATAACATCTTGACCGGTAATCACGTTGGGATGGCGCAGGGCAGACAAATGAACCACCTTGGCCGTATTATCGCGTTGCATCCTAAAAACTGCGCCAGCGGCTTGCCGGGGGTTTAACATGATTAATAATCGAACGTGTCCGCCAGACATACAACTTTCAATTCCAGAATATACATCATCCGGGATGGCGTCGCCCTCATCGAGAACAAAAAGCATATGTTTTTGGTGCTTGCCTGAAAACTTAGCTTCTCTCTCTTTTGATGTTCCGGAACTTGGAATTGAAACGCCAGTGATAAAATCCTCAGGACCTCGACGGATATCGAGAGACGTTACAGTGTGGGCCGCAAACATTTCGGGATGCTTGGCGACAACTGATCCTATTTCACCCCAAAGAATGTTTTTTAAATTGGAATATGGCGGAGCGGCTGCGGTGAATACCTTGCAATCGGCATGGCACTGATAAAACCAAATCGCCGCCCTGCCCGCTCCATGGCTCTTACCTGTTCCATTGCTTGAGACTGCTACTGTGACGATATTATCCCGTACTGATTCCAGCATGGCGATAACATCATCGGTCAATGTTTCGCCCAACTCATTGCGGCAGAACCCTACGGGATCATCAGCATATTGCAAATAGGACTGTTTTGACTTGATGGATGTGAGGACACCTGGCATCATCTGCGCCCGTAGTCGCTCAACAAACATATCTGAGATTTTATCAATCTGTGAAGATTGAAGCATATTACTCCGATAATTTAAAAAGTTTGGCTCTTACCGCCTTTTCTATTTCTGGTGGTAATGACGCTAATAATAACTCAACCGCTTTTTCATCAAATCCAAATTCACGCTTTTCGGTAAATAATTTCAGGTGCTTGCCTAATCGTTCAAGGTTTGCGCCTTTGTCTGGCAGTTTGATTTTAGTGAGGACAACCTGGCCATCTTTTTCATCACCCACACCCTTGTGCATCGTTTCAATTCCACCGATACACGCGGCATGATCAGGATCGAGTTCTGATATTGGCTTTAGTCTGCCATCATCATCAAAAAACCCGCGCGGATCATGGAATGCGAGTTTGGCGATTTCGGCAAGCACCCTGTCTCCGGTAATTTCTAAACGCTTATTACGCTCCGCCCGTAACGCCGCAACTCTCTTTTTGATGTGGGGTTTTGTAAACATTCTATATGCTTGAGTTTTTGCCGTTTCATAATTACTTCCGGGATAAACGCGCATATAAGCTCGTGTTTGATTGCTCGCATGATCGCAAATAAATTCACGGCATAATTGGTCTTCTTTGTCGCTCAGTGGTTCATCTTCTTTAATTACTTTTGGGGCTTTCTTTATGGTTTTATTACTTTTTTTAACTTTTTTCTTCTTTTCCACTTAAACACCCCTTCTAAAATCATCCATGCGCGGCTTTCTTAATTATGTTCTTACAATAACACTCATCTTTCCCAATACCAAGGCTTATTTCCGGACATATCTCATGCGCTTTTTTAACCGTGGATTGTAAATCAATCTGGAGCTTCTCACATATCCAACCAAGCGTGCTTTGATTGGGATAACTGAAGAACCAAATTGCCTGCCTTCTATCTATCTGCCGGTTAATCTGGCTTGACCATTTTGGGTTACTATCATAATGAATTTTAAGATCATCCAGTGCGGTTAATATAACAGCCGCCCAAAGGTTTCTTATTGGATCTCCATTCTGATTACAGTCAACCTGCATAAGTAAGCCCTTTTTGTAATTACTCTTCCGTTAACGGCGTATTTTTATCCAGAGAATCAATCAACTCAG